TCATCCAATCCTCTTGATTTCGTTGGTGTTTTCCGCCTCGGTCCCCGTCTCCTGGGAACTTTCGCGGGAAGAATGCGCGGAATCCATCGCGCGGCGCAGATCGTCCTCCGTCGCGTGAGCATACTTCATCGTCGTCGCGATCGAGGCGTGACGAGCCAGCTTCTGGCCAAGCTTGAGGTTGCCACTGTCGCGGACCAGGCGCGTGATGCCGGTGTGCCGGTTGTCGTGGAAGCGGTAGCCCATCAGCGGGTCAGCTTTCGACGACTTCATGCCGGCGCGCTTTCGGGCGCGGCGGAACTCGGTCTTGAGCCCTTCCATGGTGATCGGCCGCGGCGTTAGGTTGTCGACGCCTTCTTCGTGCCGCTCGGGCTTGTAGAGCCAGACCGGTCCGCTCGGGTTTGTCTCACCGGCAGGGATGACACCGCGCAGAATGCGCTCCATCTCGACAGAGAGCGGGATGAAGGCGATGACATCGCCCTTGCCGACGAGGTTCAGACGCCGGCCGCCCCAGTCGACATGCTCCCATTCCATGGCGAGCAGTTCATGCCTGCGCAGCGCTGACAGGACCGCAAACCGGATTATCGCCTGATAGGAGGGTCGGAGCTTGGCAATGAGCATCTCCTCTTCGGTGTCGGTCAGCTCGCGGACACGCTCTTTCGGCTCGTCGAGAAGGTGAGCCGCCCATTCGATCTTCGCGACCTTCTGGCCCCAAAGAGAAGCACGGCGAAGGATCGCTCGAAGCGGCTCCAGTACGGTCCGGTTGACCGTCGAGTCAGCGACCTTCTCAGCCTGGCGCTGCACGACCAGCCTCGCGACGACATTGTCATCGATCTTGCTGACCAGCGTGCTCTTGCCGATTTTCGCCTGAAGCCACGCGAGATAGCGCTCGACCTCAGTCGAGCGGACGCGCTTGCCGCCCTTCTCGCCGTACCAGCGGGTCGATGCGACGGCGAAGGTCATCGGCTCGTCTCCGGCGTCCTGCGCTGGTATCCGTCTTTTTAATCCAGAGGCTTTGGATTTCCTCCTGTCGCGAAGGGTGGATGCTTTCCAAAAAAGCCGAGAATTCCATGGCTTCTGGTATTTCTTTAGAAGGTTCAGCTTCATCCGTCATAGTCGGCGCAGCCCGTGGCGAGTTGAAAATGAAACACTTCGGCGCTCAGTGCGAGCCCTCCGGGTCTTCACGGTGGGGGAGGAGGCCCTGGCCAATAGACCTTTTCGGCACGAGATCGCCTACGCTAAATCTTCGGTTTCCCGGAGATTCCCATGTCCTCGCAGCGATTTCCAACACGTCGCTGGTTCATCGGACAAACGATCCGATCGTCGGGCTTCCCTGGTCTGCGGTGACGCTGCCAGTCGGCAAGCGCAATCTTGTTCGCTTGTATCGTGTAAATGTTCTTCAGCTTAACGGTGATCGTGTTACCGCGAGCGGCAGTGTTGGATAACGCAAATTCGTCCTTAAGGCCGGTCAGTAGGAAGGCGCCGGCCTTGGCTGGTTGAGTGGCATCGATCGTCAGCTTGTTTTCCATGTTGGCGCCAGCGCTGACGTTGAATGCGACCGTGACCTCATCAGCGATTAATCCGGACCGGTACTGACCTTCGCGCAGCTCATTTCGAAGGGCGACAAGGCTTCGCCCGGTGTCCCGCATCGCGTTCTCGAGAGTTATATCGCCCGGCTTTGCCACGTCGGCCGGGAGGTAAAATCCGCATCCCGCGAGCCAAAGCGTCGCAGCAACGGCCGCCACTCGTTTCAACATGTTCTTGTGCCCCGTTTCCCCAAGGGCAGCGAAGCACGTCGTCGGAGTTTCAACAAGGGGTTGCGCAGAGACTTGCGGTGTATTCCGGCGCGAACTGGCGCTAGTTGGCGCCCTCGGGATCCTCGCGGTGGGGAAGGAGGCCCAGCGTCGTCAGCTGCTCGGATACGAGCGTGCGGACGGCTTCAGAGCGCGATAGCGGCGGCTCTTGATCGGCCGCGAACTGGTCGACTGCCGCAGTCAATGTTGGGGGCATGCGAACGCCAACGAGGGGGTCCTTGCCCGTCGCAGGTCGACCACGCTTTTTAGGTTTAACCGTTATTGACATCGCAGGAATAAGGGATATACCTAAATGCAGACCGGGGCAAGGCGGCAACCTCGCTCCCGGTCCTAACCGACGACCGATCTGGAGGATCGATCATGGCTGCTGCTAATTACCATGCCGGGCATTCGCCCGGTAGCGTCACAACTCGGGAAAAGGTGACGGGTCGTCCCATCACGCGCCGGCTCTTCGTCGCCGGCATGGCCGCATTCTCCGCGACATCAACATCGGCGCTTGGCGATGCCCGACACTCTCCGGCCAACGCGCTGACCGTGACAGAAGAAGAGATCGCAAAGGGCAACGAGGTCGCCCGGTGCTCGTACATGATGCGCTACCTCGACGAGCGGGGCGCCGTCTTCGAAGCTTGCCGGCAGCCCGGTTGGTATCAGGCCACCTGGAGTGACCCGGCGGTTATGGAAGAACCCATTCGCTGGGCGGCGAGCGTCGATATCAACGATTTCGATCACATCTACGCTCGGGCCTTCCGCGCTAAGGTCGAGGGCCTGACGACCTTCTGAACAACCAATCCGCCTGTGGCAGGGCGGTGTCGAGCGCGAGAGTCTCAGAGCTTCGTTGGCTCCGGCTTTCGCGCGAACTGCCGCTCGAAAGCGTCAGGGCTTTTTGGGTTGCAGTAGCTGCTTAACAAAATCACTGTCGATGTCAGGCTGCGCTTTCTTAAGCGCCACGACATCTCGTACGAACGCCTCGACGTCGACCCTGCATTTCACCTCATCCGCTGCATTGAGGCGTGTGCCGTTGACCAAGACGCCGGCGAATGCGCCGACGGCAGCCAGAACACCAATCAGAATCGTCTTTTGCATCGCGACCTCCCGCGAGGTTGGCGTAGCACGATCAATCAGGGGCATCCAATGGCTAGACAAGACCTCGTCGTCGCTGTCGGCGCGAACATCGCCGCTCTTGAGCGTGAGTTGAAAGTGGCCGCGAAGGCCTCCGAGAAGGCGGCCGAAGACATCGAGAGCCGGTTCAAGAAGGTCAACCCCTCGATCTCCACGACTGCGTTGACCGGCGCTCTCAAGGGCTTTGCCGCGGCCTTCACCGTCGACAAGCTGATCCGCGGGCTCGCCGACGCAAATGCAGAGCTCGTTCGGATCGGCGAGACTGCAAAGCGCGTAGGCCTTGATCTCCAGCGCTTCCAGGAGCTCCAATTCGCCGGCCGTCAGAACGGTCTGGCTGGTAAGGACTTCGGCACCGGGCTGGAGGGGTTGGCGGAGAAGCTGAACGAAGCCCGTCAGTCCGAGAACGACCTCACCAAGCTCTTCGCCGACAACAATGTCGCTCTGAAGAATAGGCGGGGTGAGGTCATCGGCATCAATGATGCCTTGGGACAGGTCGCTAATTTGGTCCGGAATGCCGCGACCGAGTTCGACAAAATCAAGATCGCTGAGGCGGTGGGCCTGACCCGCGATTGGGTCCCGCTGCTGGAGCAGGGAGCAGAAGCGATAAACCAGCAGGCCGCAGCGGCGTCTGCCGCCGGCGCCGTCATCGACGCGGAAGTCATCAAGAAAGCGAAGGATTTCGAACGGGACTGGGCGCTTGCTATCGATCGGTGGGCAACGCTCTTCAAGTCGAACATCGGCGGGATTATCGAGTTCGTCGATGTCTTGATCAAAAAGGCCGGCGGCCTGCTCGGCATGGTTTCCGACTATGCCGCGCGTGTCTCTGCGATGGAGGACATCAAGGAGAAGGGGCTAGGTGCCTCCCGCGAAAGCCTTGAATATGCGGTCAAGCGCGGTCGCGAGAATGGAGCTTCAGAAGCTGATCTGGCGGCAGCCGTAAAACAGATCGAAACCCTCAAACGCCTTGAGGCGGAGGCCGCAAAGTCGAAGCCAATTGAGGTCACCGTCAGCCCGGCGCGCATTGGCAAAACAACCGACACCTCATCGCTCTACAATAAGGGCGGGGGAGGCGGCTCGGGCGGCAAGTCCGAGGAAGAGCAGGCTCAGGACCGCCTGGATAAATACATCGAAAGCTTGGTTCGCCAGCGCGCCGTGATGGAAGCGGAGATCGCGACCGTCGGCAAGTCCAATGCTGAGAAGAAGGCCGCGGTCGAAATCGCCAAGGCTCAGGTCGATCTCGACAAACTGAGTGCTGAAGAGAAGGCGAACTACATCGCCAAGCTGACCGAGGAGGTCGGCAAGAACGAGGAGGTTCGCGCCTCGAAGGAGCGCCTGCAGCAGGCCCAGAAGGATCTGAACGACGCGCAGCGCTATTTCGGTAATGCTGCCGTCGACGCGCTTGAGGACATGATCGTCAACGGCGCGAAGGCCGAAGACGTGATCAAGCGGCTGACGGCCTCGCTGATCAAGGCGGTGCTGCAGGCGACGCTGCTGGGCGACGGGCCGCTCGCCGGCATCTTCGGCACCAAGGGCGTCGGCGGCAATGTCGGCGGCCTGCTGGGGTTGCTCTTTGGAAGCGGCAGTTCCGGAGGTTCCGGCTTTGCCTCTCCCACGGTGCGGGCGGCGACGGGCGGCCATATCTCTGGCCCTGGCACGGGCCGCAGCGACAGCATTCCGGCCATGCTCTCCAACGGTGAGTACGTCATCAACGCTCGCGCTACGAAGCAGAACCGGGCGCTGTTGGATGCGATCAACTCCGGCAAGCTGCCGGCCTTCGCCGATGGTGGCCTCGTCGGGCGCGTGCCGTCGGTGACGCCGGGGATGGTGCGCGGCGCCGGCTCGCCGGTCGCAGTCAACATCATCAACAACAGCAAGGCCAAAATCGAGACCAGCCAGCGCCAGGACGGCGGTGGCATGGCGCTCGACGTCATGGTCGACGAGATGGTCTCGGCCAAGATCGCCCAGCGCGGCAGCGCTATCGACCGCTCGCTGCGCGTGATGCACGGCACCAAGCCGCAACTGACGAGGCGCTGATGGCGGTCGATCCCTGGCCCGAAGCGCTGCCCTGCTTCACCGCCTATGACTACGCGGAAGGCCATGCCGAGAACCGGCTGCGCTCGTCGAACGACAAGGGCCCGGCCAAGGTGCGGGCGCGCCAGTCCTCGGCTGCTGCGCCGCTCAAGCTGCGCTGCATCGTCGACCGGGCGCAGCTGGTGCTGTTCCGCGCCTTCTATGGCGAGACGCTGATCCAGGGCTCGCTGCCCTTCACCATTCCGGACCCGACGGCGGCGGGCACGCTGCTGGTGCGCTTCGCTGAGGACGGCTTTCAGCTCAGCCGTCATTCCGGAGTGCGCTTCGCGATCGACCTCTCGCTAGAGATCCTGCCGTGAGGACGCTGTCGCTGACGATGCGCGGCGCGATGAACGCGCAGGAGACCGGCGAGGTGCCGGTCTTCCTGCTGCGGATTACGCATGCGCTGCTCGATGCGCCGATCCTGATCTCGACCGATCCGACGCAGCGGCTCAGCGACTCGCCGCTGGTCTACGGCACGCGCAGCCGCGGCGAGGACTACATGTTCCTGCCGATGGGCTATGCGATGCCAGATGAGACCGATGGCGGCGTTCCGGCGATGCGCCTGACCATCGAGAATGTCGGGCTCGAGCTGATCGCGTTGCTGCGCTCGACCTCGACGCCGGCGCAGGTCGGGATGGAACTGGTGCTGGCCTCGGCACCTGACATGCCCGAGATCACCCTGCCGCAATTCGAGCTGGTCGGCGCCGATTACGATGCCGAGCAGGTCATCCTGACGCTCGCGCTCAACGGGCTGGCGACCGAGCCGTTCCCCTTCGGCTCGTTCTCGCCCGCGACCTTCCCAGGACTGTTCTGAGGAGCCGAAGGATGTATCCGATCAAGGCTGAGTTCGAAGAAATAGAGATCCGACCCGCTCTATCTCGCTCCGCGAAATTGCGAAGCGATACTCGCCCCCGCTATTCACCGATATCCGCAGGACACACCGCTTGGGATCGTCAGGATCGTCAATCCCTATTTCGGTTACCGTCAAAGCTCGCACGTTGGCTTTATCCCCACGTGCAACGTCTGGCGGAACGCCTTGCTGTTGCCTCTGATCAGCGTGGGCTCTGAGCGCCAAGAGCGTGTGCGCCAGGTCCTCAAGAACGTCAGGCGAGAACTCAAGATCAAATGTCGGGCCGTCCTGGCCCTGTAAGCCCACGAAGACGGTTTCTCCGTCTGGGGAAACGCTGCCACCCAGCAGCTTAGTGAAAACCACGTTCATTTGCGTTCCCCGCTTGCTCTGAATCCCCACAGGATCGGCTGCCGAACGATGATTTTGCAAGACTATGTCGGCCTGCCCTTCGCCGAGCGCGGGCGGGGCCGCGATGGCGTCGATTGCTGGGGGCTGGCCTGCCTTGTCTATGCCGAGCAGCTCGGGATCGCGCTGCCGCAGCATGCCGAGGATTATGTCAGCACCGCCGATCGCGAGACGTTGCAGCGGCTGATCGCCGAAGGCCGCAGCTGCTGGCGGGAGGTGGTGCCGGCCGATGCGCGCGAGTTCGACCTAGTCGAGATCAGCAATGTCGGCGTGCCGCATGTCGGCATCGTCGCCGGCGCCGGCCTGATGCTGCATATCGAGGCCGGCAGCGACGCGGTGATCGAACGGCTGTCCAGCCCGCGCATCGCCCGGCGCCTGCGCGGCTTCTTCCGGCACGAGAGCCGCTGATGGCGCTTTCCGTTCGCAGTGCGCGGCCGGCGCAGATCCTGGCGCCGGGCGACGGCCTCGTCGATGTCATCGTGCGCCGCCACCCGCTGCGCGGCGAGCGCAGCTTCGTGAAGCTGCCGGCAGGTCTCTCGATCTCCGAGCTGGTCGAAGAGGCCTGGCCCGATCGCGGCGGCAAGCCGGCGGTCGCCTATCTCGCCGACCAGGTCGTGCCCAGCGAGCTCTGGGCGCGGGTGCGGCCCAAGCCCGGCGCGACCTTGACCTTGCAGCCGCTCCTGCAGGGCAAGGGCATCTGGCGCATGCTGGCGATGATCGCGGTCGCGGTCGTGGCCCTGATCTTCACCGGCGGTTTCGCCGCGACATGGTTCGGCCTCGGCGCCTCGTTTGCCGCAGGCACCTTCGGCGCATGGGCGGCGGGCGCGGCGATCTCGATCGGCGGCACGCTGCTGGTCAACGCGCTGTTCCCGGTCAAGACCAAGCCGGATTCGGCCAACAATGCGCTCGCTCCCAATGAGGAGCAGGCGCGATTGATGTCGATCTCGGGCGCGCAGAACCAGCCGCGCCCCTTCGGCACGATTCCGGTCGTGCTCGGCAAGCACCGGATCTCGCCGCCGTTTGCCGCCAAGCCCTTCACCGAATTGGTCGGCGCCGACCAGTATCTGCGCCTGCTGTTCTGCGTCGGCGCCGGCCCGATCGCGATGAGCGAGGCCAAGATCGGCGAGACGCCGATCGGCGAGTTCGCCGATGTCGAGGTCGAGGTCCGCAACGGCAATCCCGGCGACGAGCCCCTGACTCTGTTCTCCGGCCAGGTCGAGCAGCTCGACCTCGCCATCGTGCTGAAGTCGAACGTCGAGAACGTCCGCGTCACCGATGTCGACACCGACGAAATCTCGATCGAGCTGACGGCACCCTCCGGCATCTTCCGGCTCGACCGTGAGACCGGCGAGCGCGTCGCCAATGCGATCCATACCGTCGTCTGGTACCGCAATGTCGCCGGCGGCGGCTGGCAGCAATACGGCGCCCCGATCGTGTTCGAGCGCGAGCTCGGCCAGGCCCGCCGCGGCATCAGCTTTAGCGTCACGCGCGGCACCTATGAGGTGATGGTGGTCCGCAACTCGCCGGACTACACCGACGAGAATATCGCCGCCGATGTCGTCTGGACGATGCTGCGCTCGATCCGCAAGAACCTGCCGGTGCTCGCGCCCTATCCCGTGGCGCTGATCGCAATAAGGATCAAGGCGAGCGAGCAGCTCTCATCGATCGTCGACACCTTCAACGTCGTCGCTGAATCGATCGGCACCGCCTATACCGGTTCCGGCTATACCTATGCCCGCTCGCGCAACCCGGCCGATCTCTTCCGGATCGTGCTGCAGTCGCCGGCGAACGCGCTGCCCGTCGCCAACGACCTGATTGATTTCGAGGCGCTGGAAGGCTGGTGGGGCTACTGCAACGCGCAGGGCTTCACCTACGACACGGTGATCGAGGAGCAGAGCTCGGTATTCGAGCGCATCTCGCTGATCTGCGCCGCCGGACGGGCGGTGCCGACCTTCAAGGACGGCAAGTGGAGCGTCGTCTGGGAGCAGTTCGATACGCCGATCGTCCAGCACTTCACCCCGCGCAACTCCTCCGGCTTCACCGGCACGCGGGTCTACCAGCGCACGCCGCATGCCTTTCGGATCAAGTTCGTCAACGCCGCCAAGGGCTGGGCCGCCGACGAGCGCATCGTCTATGACGACGGCTACGATCCGACCAATGCGACGCTCTTCGAGGCGCTCGACGTCGACGGCATCACCGATGCCGATCTCGCCTGGAAGTTCGGACGCTATCACATCGCCCAGGCGCGCCTGCGGCCGGAGCGCTATTCGATCCTGGTCGACTGGGAGAACCTGCGCTGCACTCGCGGCGACCGGGTCGTGCTGGCGCATGACGTCGCCAAGATCGGGCTCTACCAGGGCCGGGTGAAGGCGGTGGCCGGCGACATCGTCACGCTCGACGAGCGCATCATCCTCGAGGCCGGCAAGAGCTATCGCATCCGCTTCCGTCTCGCTGACGGCTCCTCGCTGCTGCGCGACGTCGTCACGATCGAAGGCGAAGGCAATACGGTCACGCTGACACCGGGCGACCTGCCGGCGGTCGGCGATCTCTTCATGCTCGGCGAGACCGAGCGCGAGACGATCGTCTGCCGGGTCTTCGAGATCGCGCATCAGGACGATCTCAAGGCGCGCCTGACGCTGGTCGACGATGCGCCGGCGCTGCAATACGCCCATAGCGGGCCGATCCCGGCCTTCGATTCGAAGATCAGCGAGCCGGCCGATCCGTTCCGGCTGCCGCCGCGCAATCTCTCGGCCAAGGAGATGATCAAGCAGGCCGGCTCGGGCGCGACCACCGTCGTGGTGCGCCTCGCCTGGCAGTCGCCGCGGCTCGGCCGGGTCCGCGGCTTCGAGGCGCAATGGCGCGACGAGCAGGCCGGCGGCACCGGCGCCAGCGGCTGGACCGGGTCGCAGACGGTGCTGGCGCCGCAGCAATGGGTCGACATCGACAACCTGCTGCTCGGCAATTACGGCTTCCGCGTCCGCGCCATCTTCGAGGATGGCCGGGTGTCGAACTGGTCGGTGCTGCCGGCGAGCGCGATCACCGGCGATCTGCTGCGCAACCCGCTGCCCAACATCCGGCGCCTGCGCACGACATTCCGGGACGGCATCCGCTTCCTTGACTGGGACGAGGTCAAGGACTGGCGCGGCGGCGTCCGCTACGAAATCCGCAAGGGCGCGACCTGGGAGGGCGCGCTGCTGGTCGAGACGGTGGCGCACCCGCCGATAGCGACGCTCGGCAACGATACCTATTGGGTCGCGGCCGTGGCGACACCGGTCACCGGCCTCACGGTCTACTCGGCGCAGCCGCAGGCGGTCACCATCACCGGCGCCACGCTCGTCGGCAATGTCGTCGCCGAGTTCGACGAGAAGGCGAGCGGCTGGAGCGGCACGACCTTTGGCACGGTCGCGGTCGCCGGCGACGATCTGCGCACCGGCGGCTCTGGGGACATCCTCGAGATCCCGGACTTCCTGGCCGAGCCCTCGATCCTCGACTATGGCGGTGGCGGCTCCGGCGCCTATGAGATCCCGGCCGGGCATTTCGTCGATATCGGCCGGGAGGCGGCCTGCGCCGTCACGATCGAGCTCGCGACCGCCGCGGTCTGGGCCGACCAGAACATCCTTGCCGAGCCGGATTTCCTGGGCAACCAGGACATCTTCACCTCGGAAGCGGCGCGGGCGGTCGAGATCTTCGCGGAGATTTCGCTCGGCTTCAACGATCCGCTCGACGAGTATTCGCCGGCGGATGTCTACGAGTCGGCCGATGTCTACGAGCAGAATATCGATTGGCAGCCCTGGCAGCGCTTCACGCCCGGCTCGTATCAGGCGCGGCACTTCAAGTTCCGGTTGATCCTCAACACCTTCGATCCGCGCGCCATCGCGATCGTGCAGCAGTTCAAGGTCCGGATCGACGTTCCCGACCGGCTCGACCATCGCCTCGGCCTCGACATCCCGGCCGGGGGCCTCGCGATCGTCCACCGTCCGGACGGCGCCAGTGAGGATGCGCTGTTCAATGGCGGGCCGAACGGGTCGGCGGTGCCTTACGTCAACGTCACCATCCTCGATGGTGGCGACGGCGTGCCGGAGTTCACGGCGCAGACCAAGGCCGGCTGCACACTCAAGATCAAGTCGGGCGGCGTCGCCGTCGCTCGCAAGGTCAATCTCGACATCCAGGGTTTCTAGAGCCCGCCCTCGCCAGGACATTGCCATGATGCTTATCCGTCGCCTGATCGGCGCGCTCGCGTTCGCCTGCGCGCTGCCGGCCCTTGCCCAGCAGGGACCGCTGACCATCCCGCTCTCCGGCCCCAACCAGTTCGGCGGCCCGACCGGCGTTGCCAGCCAGATCAACGCCGCGATCCTGGCGACAGGCGCGAAGAACGCCGGCGCGACGGCGCCGACCAATGCCGCCGGGGGCACGCCCTTCACCTTCCAGGAGTGGTGGGACACCTCCGCGCAGCCGCGCAGCTGGAAGATCTGGGACGGCGGCCAGTGGGTGGTGCTGGCAACCCTCAACACCTCGACGCATGCCCTGACGATCCCGGTCTCGGCCGGCGGAACCGGCTGCAATGCCGCAGCCGGCGCGTGCGTCGACGCGATTAGCGGCTGGAGCGCGACCGGGCTGATCGCCCGCAGCGGCGCCGGCGCCTACCAGTTCCGGACCCTGACCGGGACGGCGAACGAGATCACCGTCGCGAATGGCGACGGCGCCGGCGGCAACCCGACGCTGTCGCTGCCTGCGGCCCTGACCTTCACCGGCAAGACGGTCACCGGCGGCGCCTTCACTGGCGGCACGCTCAACAATGCCGCGATCGGCGGCACGACGCCGGCGACCGGCGCCTTCACCACGGTCACGGCCTCGACGCCGATCGCGATCGGCTCGGGTGGCACCGGCTCCAGCACCGCTTCGGCAGCCCGCACCGCGCTTGGCCTCGCCATCGGCACTGACGTCCAGGCCTATGATGCCGAGCTCGCGGCTCTCGCCGGCCTGACCTCGGCCGCGAACAAGCTGCCCTATTTCACCGGCTCGGGGACAGCGGCGCTCACCGACCTCTCGGCTTTCGCCCGCACCCTGCTCGACGACGCCGATGCGGCGACGGCGCGGGGCACGCTCGGCGCCGCGGCGAGTGCCCGGCAGATCGCGACCGGCACCGGCCTGTCCGGGGGCGGCGATCTCACTGCTGATCGCACGCTGGCGCTGACGAATACCGGTGTCGCCGCTGCGACCTACAACTTCGCGACCGTCACGGTCGACGCGCAGGGCCGGATCACGGCCGCATCAAGCGGCACCTCGGCCTCGGCGCCGGTCGGCGTCCTGACCAATGCCGGCCTCTCCGCCTCGGTCGCCGCCAACGCCCTGACGATCACGCTCACCGACGCCGCCGGCGCGACGCCATCCGGCAGCTCGATCGTCTCGATCCCGTTCCGCTCGGCCACGGCCGGCTCCGGCGCCCTGGCGCAGCGCGCCGTCAACAGCAGCATCAGCCTGACCCTGTCCTCGGGCTCGACGGCCGGCGCCAGCAACGCGACGCCCTTCCGGCTTTGGGTCGCTGCCTTCGACGATGCCGGCACCGTCAAGGTCTGCGTGATCAATGCCCGAACTGGCGGCTCGATCTATCCGCTGCAGCAGTTCGCCCTGGCCAGCGCGACGGCCGAGGGTGGCGCCGGCGCGGCGGACGCAGTCCAGACCTTCTATTGCGACGCGGCAGTCTCGGCGAAGCCCTATACCGTCCTTGGCTATGTCGAATGGGGTTCCGGCCTGACCACGGCGGGAACCTGGAATGCGGCACCGACGCGTGTTGAGACCTTTCGGCCCGGGCTGCCGCTGCCGGGCTCGGTCGTGCAGGTTGCATCGGTGAATGGCGGCGGTTCCTCGACCTCATCGTCAAGCGCGGTCGACGTCACCGGCGCTTCGGTCGACATCGTGCCGAGCTCGGCCGCGAACGTGATCGAATTCGCCGCAAGCGCCAGCGGCACGGTCACCGCCGGCGGCGCCGGCCACAACAGCTCCTATCAGGGGCGCATGGTACGCGTCTCGACCTTGCTCGCGTCGATGTCGATCGCGGTTGTGAGCGGCTCCGGGACGAATATGCAGTCGGAAGGCGCCGTCTCCTTTGCCGGCATCGACCAGCCGAACACGACATCGCAGACGACCTACAAGCTGCAGCACTTCCGCTCGACCACCGGCTCGGCGACGGCGACGACCGGGAGCGGCTCGATCGTCCTGCGCGAAATCCAATCTTGATCCTCTGAAAGGACCGCATCCAATGCGCACCATCCTCAACCGGATGGCGCTGGCGCTCGCGCTCGCGCTGCCCATGCTGGCGCCGCCGGCCCGAGCCGACCAGGGCTCCGGCTGCATGCCGACCACTGGCACCGTCTCCGGCCTTGCCTTCGCCCAGGCCGTCAACCTCGGCTTCGCTGCCGTGATCTCGTCGAACTCCGGGGCGGTCGCGCCGGCGACGAGCTGCACCGGCGTCGCGGTCAAGGGTCAGTGGTGGCTCGACACCTCGGCTGCGCCGAACGTGCTCAAGATCTATGACGGCACGAACTGGCTCGCCGTCGGCACGATCGACCTTGCCAGCCATGTCTGGGCTCCGCCGGTCGGCGGCGGCACGGCCACGCTGGCAAGCGCGGCCACGGTCGACCTCGGCGCGGCGGCAGCGTCGGCCGTGACGATTTCCGGCACGACGACGATCACCAGCCTGGGCACCAGCGCTCCCGTCGGCACCGCGAAGTTCATCCGCTTCAGCGGCGCCCTCACGCTGACGCACAATGCCACCAGCCTGATCCTCCCGACCGGCGCCAGCATCACCACCACCGCCGGCGACCAGGCGATCGCGATCGCGCTCGGTGGCGGCAACTGGTCGATCTGGAGCTATTCGCGCGCCACCGGCCTGCCGGTCGCCAACCAGGCGGTGCCGGTCGGTACCGTGATCGACTATGCCGGGTTCAATGTGCCTGATGACACCTACGCCTTTGCGGCCGGCCAGTGCCTGACGCGCTCGGCCGTGCCGCTGCTGGCGCCGGCGCTCGGCAAGGCGCAGCAGGGCTCGCGCTCCTCCGGCGGCACCACGATCACCGGCATCGCCGATACCAGCATGTTCGGCCTTGGCATGCAGGTCGAGGGCACCGGCATCCAGAACGGCACGACCATCGCCAACTTCACCTCCTCGACGATCACCCTGTCGGCGCAGGCGCTGTCGACCGGCACGAGCGACGTTATCGTCTACCCGGCCTCGCCCTGCTCCAATCCCGATACCGAGATCCGGGTGCCGGACCTGCGCGGGCGCGTCGCCGCCGGCCGCGACAACATGAATGGCTCGGCCGCGGGGCGGCTCACCTCGGCGAGCAGCCTCACCGGCACGGTGCTGGGTGCGGCAGGCGGCGCCGAGACCGGCACGCTCTCGGTCGGACAGCTGCCGACCTTCACCCCGAGCGGCGTGGTCTCGACCTCGGTGTCGGGGTCGATCACGCTGAACGATCCGGCGCACCTGCACGGCATCCCGATCAACGGTTCGGTCTCGGTCTCGACGACCACCAGCAACGTCGTCGTGCCGCTCTCCGGCAACGGCAACACCCTGCAGGCCGCGACCGGCATGACCGCGAGCTGGTCCGGCTCGGCGAGCTCGAACTTTACCGGCTTCCCGGTCGGCTCCGGCCAGGCGCATTCGCGGCTGCAGCCGACGGCGATCGTCAACAAGATCATCCGCGTTAAGTGAGGCGGCGATGACGAAATCCATCGGGCAGCACTTCGCTGCCGAGCTCGAGGCGGCAGGCCTCGGCGGCCTGCCGATCTCCTGGACCGCCGCCGGCGTCGTCACCGGCCGGGAGCTCCTGACGGCGCCGCAGCGGACCGCGCTCGATGCCGTGATCGCCGCGCACGATCCGCAGCGGCTCCGGCTCGGTGACTACCGCAGTGCGATCCAGGCCCATGTCGATGCGACCGCCCGGGCCCGCGACTACGACAGCGGCGTTTCCTGCGCATCCTGGGTCGCCTCGACCAATCCGGCCTGGTCCGCCGAGGCGCAGGCCTTCGTCGCCTGGCGCGATGCGGTATGGGCCTACGCCTACACCGAGCTCGCCAAGGTCGAGGCCGGCCAGCGCACGCAACCGACGATCGACGCGCTCCTCGTGGAGCTGCCGGCGATGGCCTGGCCGGCCTGACGCCGCCGCCTTCCGGCGGCTGCAATACCTTGAGTGCTTTCGATAGACAGCGATAAGGCCCTCTATCAACTGCGTGGCTGCAGGAAAAAATCCGCAATCGAACTGACCGCCGCCGGTGGGAGCAGCGTGAGCAGGCATAGGAAGGCGAGCAAATAGACAATCACTGGCAGGCTTCGATGCGGCGACGCGATCAGAAAAGTCGCTAGCGAAACTTTCCACGTTGGATAGCTGAAATGCTGCTGGGTCGTCGTCAGCATACCAACCGCTCCGGCAAGAATCCCTGCCCGGATCGTTCTCAAGATGGCGTCGTCAAGGAGCCGAGCCAACTGCGCATCGTCAGGCAATCCAACCTCCCCCAAGGTCGAGCGCCGCTGGCTCGGCGCGGCCTCTTCATATCCGAGGGATATTCTACCACCTAGAGCCGCGTGCTGGTCTCAAGGGACGACAACCGCGTCGGTCGCAGGTGCTTTCCCAGACGCGGCCATCGACGATGCAGCGGCTGGGATTGCAGTCGACGCCGTCGCCGTAGCCGCCTCTATCCCACTGTCGCCGGCGAGGGCGCTCGTAGTCATCGTCATATCCGCCGAAGCCAGGAGCACCACCGCGGACCCGGCCGACAGGGCCGCTGATTGGGCGGCAGCCATATCGATCGCAGGTTGACTGCGTGTAGACGCCAGTCCGCGGGTCGACACAGCTTTGAGGTGTGCACTGCAACTGCACACGATGGATGTCGTTCGGCGCCGGGATCTCCGGAGCCGGCATTGCCCAGGCGCTCGAGGCGAGCGCACCGAGGATCAGAGCTGGGGCAAGAATTGAGAACCGCATGAGGTTTCCTCCCGTCGCGATGATCGATCGCGGCAGCTGAACGCTTCCTGACAACCCAAGTTCCCGTGCCGCCTTCCGGCGGCTTTTCCTTACCCGGAGTACGACCATGACGAACGCTGAACCTCAGCGGGCGACGGCCTCTGTCTTTGCCCAGCCCAAGGCCACCCGTCGCATCGACGAGATCATCATCCACTGCACGGCGACGCCCGAAGGGCACTCCGTTTCAGTCGATACCATCCGCAGCTGGCACATCGGCCAGGGCTGGAAGGATATCGGATACCACTGGGTCGTGCTGCTTGATGGCACCGTGAAGCCCGGCCGTCACGAGGCCCAGATCGGCTCGCACGTTGCTGGCCACAACACCGGCACGCTCGGCGTCGTGTACGTCGGTGGCGTTGCCGCTGACGGGAAGACGCCGAAGGACACGCGGACCCCGGCGCAGAAGGCCGCGCTGCTGGCGCACGTAAAGGCGCTGATCGAGCGCTATCCGACTGTCAAGAAGGTGGCTGGCCACAACCAATACGCGGCCAAGGCCTGCCCAAGCTTCGACGTTCGGAAGGACGCGCTCGGGCGGCTGACCTGACCCGCCTGCAGCCAGGCCTGCAGTCAACTTTCTGCGGCGACCTCAGCGACGTTTTGCCATCGCCAAGAACTTGTCATCCAGCCAGGGGTTTATGCGAAGCACACTCACAACCGCATAACGCCGGATACTTTTGGGGTCATGGGGTTCGCCGGGTGGCGTAGGGTTGATGATAGTCCCTGTCTCGAGCACTTTCCCGATCGCAGAGAAATATTGCATGAGAAGAGGGACCGCGGTCGGGGTTCCGACATAGGTCAGGCGGGCACCCAACTTGCAAATCCTCAGAATCTCCCATCGCATGAAGCGATCGAGTGGGGCGCTACGGAAACTGATGTCGCTGACACTCTGAGGCCTAAGCGTATGCGTGAACTTTCGACCGTGGACGATGTCGTGATACATGGAGGGATCTTGAAGGGGATCCGGAACATAGTTTTTAAAGCCGAGGTATTCAGCCTCCCAAGCCCCTCCTATTGTCACCATCTCACCAGACCCGATCGGGTTCCGCGGCGTGCCGACATGGCTCATCGTGCCGTCAGGTGCCATTTCGATTTCCGCATAGAGACCAGACGCTCCAAAGCCACCCCGCCTACAATTTGCATGGTCGTGAGACTTGCAGCCTTCATAGTCGACGCAAACGTATTGGCTCTTTTTAGGCTTGGCGGCTTCTAATTTTTGCATGTCGTCGTCAAGCTGAGCAATCGTCATCTTGCCGACGATATCGTCGGCGGACTGCTGATATTGTCGGTTTATGATTTGTCGGGCCGTTTTGTAGGCAAGTACTGCTCGTGCAGTCGACGGGCCGTATAGCTTGTCTCGCAGTTCCTGCGCATCAATCTTGGCTTGCTCCAGCGCGATCAGGGCCTTCTGCACGCGTGCGACCGCTTCGCCGCGGACGCCTCTGGTCAAATGCGCGGCATCGCGGATCGCGCATTGCTCAAGTCGCGGGTCCGGAGCTGGCTCCGAGAACATTTCGCACTTCAGCGCCATGACACCCCCGACATTTGGGCACTCTTGAGTAGAGTTTGCGAGCTTTTGGGCGGTTATCCAAGCGTCCGTGTTTACCTTCCAATTTCTCGCGCATACGTAAAAGAAGCCACGACTACTCCCTGGCGCCCTCTCAATAACGCTCAACAACCGGCAAAGCTCTGCACAGGTCGTGAGCATCACTACAGATCCTGAGTGACCTTCACTATCCGCAGGATGCGTAGACGCCTGATCTGACCCCGCCGGCGGCCGGGCCTGCCGCCATCCACATCACCATGGAGATCATCATGACCCGCATCGCGGCGCTCGGCGCCTGCTGTCTTCTGCTCATCGTCCTCGGCGCCCATGCCGAGGCCCAGACCGTAACGACGGGGGAATCGCTCTCCGGCGTGTTCAAGCCCTATCTCACCGAGCTCGCCAGCGTCTTCGTCGCCGCGCTCGCTGCGTGGCTGTTCAAGCTGATCCGCGAGAAGCTCGGCATCGACATCGAGGCCAAGCACCGCGACGCGCTGCAGGCCGCTCTGACCAATGCTGCCGGGCTGGTGATCAACCGGGCAGGAGGCCTGGCAAGCGCGCTGGCGCTGCCGAACGCCAACCCGCTTGTGCAGCAGGGCGTGAGCTACGTCATCGACAGCGCGCCGGATGCTCTGAGGCACTTCGGCATCACACCTGAAGAGGCCCGCAGCGTCCTCACCGAGAAGCTTGAGGCGAAGATCGGCGTGCTGATCTCCACCGTCGCCGCGGCGAAAGCCTGATGCGCGCGCGCGGCGGGAACGGCGACCGGCCCGGTGCCTATGTCGGGTGGTCGCAGAGCGATCGTGAGGAGCTTGGCATCCTGCGCACCCGTGTCTCGGGGATCGAGCGCGACATCCAGGATCTCAATCAATCGTTCCAGACACAATTCGGGTCGCTTAATGCTGCGATCTCGGGGTTGGCGACGAAGATCGAGGAGCGTGGCCGGCCGCAATGGACGATCATGATCATGTCGGCTGGGTTCCTGCTCGCTTTCATGACTTCGATCGGTACGCTTGCCTACCTCCCGATCCGCTCGACGACCGAGCGGCTGGAAGCCGATTTGTCGAAGTTGCGCGACGCAGGGGTGACGCGCGCTGAGCTGGACGTACGCGCGTCGCGCACGCTGACGGATCTCTCTCGGCTTCGCGAGGACTTCCAGTCGATCGACCGCGTCACCGTCCCCCGGCCCGAGCACGAGGAGAAGTGGCGAGGCCACGACCGGCAGGTCGAGAGCATCCAGCGCCAGATCGACGACCTCAAGCGCTTTAACACTGACCTCGTCTCCGCCCGCGACTTCCTGAAGAACCTGGACGATCGGATGCGTGCCTTGGAGCGCCGCGGCCCTTCGTGAATTGAATCTCCAGGAGCTGATCCACCGCTTGGCCGTCACCTCGCTGGTACAGACCACAGTTCCGGTAATTATTCAATTTCCTACATTGATATTTACTTTATTTGTGCTTTGAAGTTTGCCATCTCGAAAGACGCGTTGTTCAACCACCTTAATTGTCTCACCATTTGCATTAGTGTAGGTGCTTACGGTTCTCGCTTGCACAACGATCTTCTGTCCGCTCGAGTTCGTAAAACCCTGCACTGAACCTCCATTCGGCGTCGGAACTGGCTCACTGGCTGTTTTAGCATTCTTGACCCTCTCGGCCTTGCGCTGGTTGGCAACACAGCGCCCCGCATTCAGTCGCTCGCCCGTCTGGCATTTGGGCGCCGCCGGCGACTTAGAGAGAGCAACTGGCTTGTTTGAAGGCGCTGGCTTGGGTTCTTCTACAGGGGCGGTGCTAGCCGGTGGCAATGCTACGACTTTCGGAGGCTGCGCAGCAGTTGTACCCTCACCACTGTCCTCACGTCCAAGATAGCTCAAAGCGATCGCTCGATAAGCGCACACTGAGCCGCATCCCTGAAGGTACTCCTCGTACTTGCCCGTTGTGCTGAGCCTCTGCCAATTCCGCTCGTCCGCTTCAGACTCTGCTCCGCGGTGCCTATTGAGGAGCAGCGCCATCGCCGTCGATCGGTATTGGCACACCTCACCACAGCGAGCGACGTAGGCCTCCAGCGCGCTACGTTCCCCGGCTGCCTGGGCCCGATGCCAGTTCGCCTCGTCCTGCGCCTGCGCGACTGCACGTGCCACCGCCGGCACCGGCTGCGCCACCGGCAGGGCGATTGAGGCGAGGTCGATCTCCGGCGCCTGCTCGCGCCCGCTGTCCCGCCGGGCCGCCGCCTCGACGCTGTCCTTGAGATAACGCTGCAGATCGGACCAGGCGAGCGGGCCAGTATCCGATGCGCCGGCCGGCCGCGCGAGCCCGGCGGCACCCATGAGGAAGCGGCTGGTAAACAGGCCGAGCTTCTGGCCCGCGTCCCAATTCGCGGGGGTTACACCTGAAGTTGCGACAAGCTTGATGATGCCGTCGTCTACACGGGGTTTTGCGGGGATGAAGCCCGGCGCTGACACCGCTAGCAAGCTTTCCCCCTTGCGCCCGGTCTCGCCCGTGAAGCAGGCGTCGATCATCACGAGGAGCTGGCGCTGCGGCCCAATCTTCTGCCGGACCAACTCGAGATTCCGATAAAGCGTCTGCAGGGCATAGCCGCTCTCGACGACGTTAGGGTTGCCGTCATGGGGCAGCAGGAACGGCTGGCGCGTCGCCAGATCAGGCACCCCGTGGCCGGAATAATAGACGAAGACGTTGGAGCGGCCAGCGACGGCGCTCCGCCAGAGCTGGCTGCCGGTTGGATTGGACTCGCTGCCGAATAGCTGGGTGAGCTCGCCGAGCGTCGCGTCCTTCACGAGGAAGACGTTCTGCTCGAGAAAGCCGAGAGCGCCGGTGAGGTAGGCCTTGATCGCCTCGGCGTCGTTATGGGCGAAATCGACCGTGCTGGTGCGCCGGTACTCTTTGTTCCCGATTATCACAGCGATCGAATCGGAATTCTCCGAAAAAGCCGGCGCCTGAGCCGAGGCCGCGGTGAGCCAGAGCATTCCCAGGCAGTAAAAGACCGCGCCGAGTATCTTTCGCATCGCCATATCCTAACCCAGGGTCATGCTCGCATGTCGCGCAGCGGTTGGCGAGATACCGCGCGGGGCCGCTTCGCTAGCCATCGGGCCGTCGAGTGGCTCCTGCCTCTCGGCTTTCCGCTTTCGTCATACAGTTACGTCAGCTTCGGTCAAAGGGGCGTATTTTTTGTTGAGCCTGCGGCTATTGCCAACTATGGAGGGTCATGCGCCTTCCTCTCCGCAAGTCTTTAATATTTACCGCGGTCGCGACCGCGTTGGCACTGACAATTTGCGGCGGACTTCTTTTCCGTCGCTTAGGCGAGAACATGAGTATTGCCGGCCAATGCTTTGCAGGAGCTGTCAGTTATTGCATTGGCGAGAGGCTGTGGTCGGGCAAAGTGGATTTGCCCGCGCCTACCTCCTACTGGCGCAGCAAAGTTCAGCTCGACGGCGAAGGCCTCCCGGTTTCGATTTCACCTGATGGTCAGCGGTTTCAGAACCCATCGTCGATCGCGTTCGCTATGCTTGGCCGCTCATCGCTTCGTTTTGACGAGGCATGCGCGATTTATGAAGCTCGGTCGGTTGCGCGCGCTGCTCTTGCGTATTTCGAGCGGACGGCCTTCCTGCTCGACAACAGTGTGCCCGTCTGGCGATATGATTACGATACCCAGGTCAATGATGTCCTTCTAAAGGGGCCGTTCGGGTCCGCGTTCGCGCAAGCCGGCATCATCGAGCGATTGCTCGTCCACTTCTGCAAAACGGGCGAGTCGCGCTATGCGGATTTGGCGCGGAGGGCGGGGGTGGCCTTTGCTGTCCCGGTTACGCGCGGTGGCCTTCGATCGGAGGCCGACAACTTTGTCTGGTTTCAGGAAGTCCCGCTTCCGGACCGCCACAATCCGTTCATCGTAAACGCGCACCTCTACTCGATCCAGACGCTTTTGCTGTTGCACCGGTTCTTTCCGGAGGACGGCTTTCGTGAACTTGCCGACCGTGGGGTCAACGCGTTGCGCGCGGCCCTGCCTGCGATAGATAATGGCTACTGGAACCGTTATGACCTGCGCCCTCGCTATCCCAACCTGACCTTCAAGGTCGAGGCCAGTGAGGGTGTGCTGCGCTCTGCAAGGCTGCGAATAGGCGAGACAACTTCACTTGTCGACATGACGGGAGGCCGGCAATCGCCGCGCGCCAACGGTTTTTCGTATGCATCGGATGCGCAGAAATCTGGGCTCGGAGCCGACCTGTCGTTACGGCCGATCGAAATGTGGTTCTCTACTACCGTGGGACGCGATTTTTCTCCTTTACTGCTGTCCGCCGGTATCGAACTCGAGCTCGCATTCGACGGCGCCCCCCGAGATTTGCGCGTGGCGGCCGTGAGTACACGGCCCGGACCGATCGAATTTGCTCAACTCGAGCTACGTGAGAGGGTGAGTGCAGACAGTGCGACAATCCTTCGCTTCGACGTCGGTTGGGGCGATCTCGGCTGGGGGCAGCTTGCTCCTGAGTATATGCCGTTCCACGCAGCCACCTTGGCTACGATTGCTGCAGCGATTGGTGACAAAGAGCTATTTCTCCGGGCGGTGCGTTGGCATGCGTTCTCCGAGCGCGGCGTGCCGAAGCGTCAGCCCGGGGGCATGACACGAAGGTGGCGTTGGACGTCCGATGCAGAACTGGCCGCGGCGGTATGGGATCGGTTCGGCGCGTTACGCCCTGAGGACATGGATCGGGCCGAATTGCTGAACTTGGTATACGCACTGCCCTTCGATCCAGAACGTCGTAACGCAGCAATGGAGGCAATCGCCCTAGTGCCTGGGTAA